TCATTGATAAAAAGACAGGCGAAGCAAAGCCTGCACCTGATCCTAAATGGCTGCTTTTTGAAAAATGTATGCGTGGAGACACAAGTGATAACATTTTTAGTGCATATCCCGGTGTACGTAAAAAAGGTACTAAAAATAAAGTAGGACTTACTGAAGCTTATGCAGATATGAGTAGTAAAGGCTACAATTGGAATAACCTAATGCTTCAACGATGGTCTGATCATGAAGGTGTTGAGCATAGAGTAATTGACGATTATAATAGAAATGTTCTTCTTTGTGACCTTACTGCGCAACCTAGCGAAGTACGACAAATGATTACTACTACAATTAACGAAAATGCTGTTGACAAAGCACTAGAACAAGTTGGCTCAAGACTTTTAAAATTCTGTTATAAATGGGATATGCAAAGAATTGCAGATAATATCCAGCTTTATGCAGCTCCTTTACAAGCGAGGTATACACAATGAAAGCAAAAGAAGTACTAAAAAATAAATTTTGGATTGTAGAAGATAATGGTAGTAATGTAGGCACTATTTCATACAATAACGATCATTATATTGTTCAAACAAATAAAAAGTCTTCTCCGCAAGTATATGTTTCAAAATCTTCAATAAAAAAGAATTTAGGAAATATTACATGGACATCTTTAAAAGTTGTGGAAAATAATGAATACTTTGTCCATGACTTTCCAACAAACTGTAAGCCGTTTAACGGAATGTTTGACATTAAACGTAAACTACCATTATTTACAAAAAGTGAAAAGTCCAAAAGTGTTTATTGCGCCGGATATTATATTATTCAATTTAATAAAGGATGGGTAAAAAGCTACTGTCCTAAATTAATAACTATTGAACGTTATAATTCTAAAGGTCCATTTAGAACTGATTTAGAAATGCGTCAACAACTGAGTAAAGCAAATGCAAAAAACACCAATTAATACTTCACCTATAACTCAATTTCTTAATGCTGTAAAAGCAGCCGAAGCAAGTAGACAAAAAGAAATAAGATTTGATATTGAAAAAGCAAAAAAACTTCATTACTGTCTTACAGAACTACTAGCACGTCACACTGAAAATTTAGAAACTTTACTAGTAACCAGTAATGACACAACTAATACTGTTATTGATGTCAGAATGGATGGCGGAAATAACTGGTAGAAGATAAATATATACGTATATAATGAGGAACAAAAAATGAGTAGGCCAAAGCCTATTGTGTTAAAGGAATACACAGATAAAAACACGTATCGAACTGAACAAGTGTTAGAAGCAGAAGCAATTTGGGCTGTTTTCTACCAAGGAAAGCCTTTTAATTTAAAAAGTTTTAACAGCCTTACTAATCAACCCGGACCTAAATATAAGAAAACAAGTTTTTCTAATCCAGGGCATGCACACAATCTCGCAGAAAGATTAAATACTGTGTGGAAAACTACCGAGTTTAAAGTAGTTAAGTTTACACACAGTGATAACATAGAGCATGAATAGACTAACTTATACCAAAATCTTTTTAAACTCTGCTAAGATAAGCATCGACGATGCTAATATAAAAAAATATTCTGCAGAATGGTGGTATAATATTAGAGATAAAAAAACTGGCGGTTTAAGATTAACCGAACTAGGCAGAGATTTTTTAAAAAATACACTAGAACTAACTATGTATAAAATAATCTTTCCACCTGATGTTAACATATACAAAACAAATATTTTAATACATTTAGATAACTTTGTTACTTGTCCGTATTTTCTCACTAAAAAATATATAGAAGTAACCGATGATAGAAAAGCTATGGAAATAAGTTTATTCTCAGGTGACATCGAACGATACGGCTTAATAAAAGCAATAGAAAAGCAAAAAAACATTTGACAGCTAACGTGTTTTGTCGTATTATATACATAGTTAATAAACAAATACACAGGTAAACACAATGGACAATATTCGTACTACTTCACCAAACAATGCAAAGAAAGTTATTTCAGCTGCATTCGATCAAAAACGCCCTATCTTTATTTGGGGTCCTCCGGGCATTGGTAAATCTGACATTGTACACCAAATCGGTGCTGGTAAGAATGCTCATGTAATTGACATTCGTCTTAGCCTTTGGGAACCAACTGACATTAAAGGTATTCCTTACTTTGATTCGACACAAAGCAAGATGGTTTGGGCACAACCTAGTGAATTGCCTGACGAAGAACTTGCAAGTCAGTACGAACATGTAATTTTGTTTTTGGACGAAATGAACTCAGCTGCTCCGGCTGTGCAAGCTGCTGCATATCAGCTAATTCTTAACCGGCGTGTAGGGCAATACAAGCTGCCAGACAATGTTCTTATTGTTGCTGCTGGTAACCGTGATAGCGATAAAGGTGTTACTTACCGTATGCCAGCACCTCTTGCTAACCGTTTTGTGCACTTGGAGATGTCAGTATCGTTTGATGACTGGTTTGAATGGGCTGTAAACAACAAAATTCATCCCGATGTAGTTGGTTACTTGCAGTTTAGTAAAGGTGACTTGTATGACTTTGATCCTAAGTCGCCGAGTCGTTCGTTTGCAACACCCCGTTCGTGGTCGTTTGTAAGCGACTTCCTTACTGATAACTACGATTCAGAGACACTTATGGATCTTGTGTCAGGCTCGATCGGTGAAGGCCTTGCTGTAAAGTTTGTTGCACATCGTAAAGTTGCTGCTGACATGCCTAATCCAAGCGATATCTTAGCTGGTAAGGTAACAGATCTCGATACTAACGAAATTAGTGCAATGTACAGTTTGATTGTTGCAATGTGTTACGAACTTAGTCAGTCAGTAAACGACGATAACAGTAACTTTTACGGACAAGTTGAAAACTTCTTGAAGTTCTCAATGAAGAACTTTGACACTGAACTGGTTGTAATGGGTATGAAACTTGCTCTTACTCAATACCGTTTACCGATTGATCCTGATAAAGTTCCTAGCTTTGATGAATTTCATGAAAAATATGGAAAATACATCAAAGCTGCTCAACAATAAATTATACAAAGCGCTTGACAAGTCAAGCGCTTTGTTGTATTATATACATAGTTAATAAATAGAGGTAACATTATGTCTGTCGAAGGTACAAAACATTGGCAACCAGATCCTGATATTACTCCGGAAGAGCTTGATCGTATGACTACAGATGTTATGGATCGTATTACTGTTGCACGAGTAGGTTTGCTGTTAAAACATCCGTTCTTTGGCAACATGGCTACTCGTCTTAGAGTAAAACCTGCTAACGATTGGCTTCCTACTGCTGCTGTCGACGGTCGTAATCTGTACTTTAATGCACAATTTTTTAATGCAATGGAAAACTCTGAGATTGAGTTTGTAGTTGCGCACGAAATTTTGCACTGTGTATTTGATCACCTCGGTCGTCGCGGCGATCGTGACCCTAAAATCCACAACGTAGCTGCTGACTATATTGTAAACAATCTTCTTGTTCGCGACAAAATTGGTTCGAAGCCTAAACTTGTTGACTGTTATCAAGACTTTAAGTACGAAGGTTGGTCTAGTGAAGAAGTTTACGATGACTTGATGGAAAATGTTGTTGAGCATATTGATCTAGATCAGTTGGGCGAAATGCTCGACGAACACTTAGATCTTGAAGGTGGCGGTAAAGACGGCCAACCTAAATATACTGAAGCAGAAATGAAAGAAATTCGCGACAGTATTAAAGAAAGTATGCTTTCGGCTGCACAAGCTGCCGGTGCTGGTAAAGTCCCAGGAGAAATTGCACGTATTATTAAACAGTTTACTGAACCTAAAATGAACTGGCGTGAAATTTTACAACAACAAATTCAAAGTACTGTTAAGAATGACTATAGCTTTGCTCGTCCGTCACGTAAATCACACTATGGTGCAATTATTCCCGGTACTGTAAACGAAGACACTATTGACATTTGTGTAGCATTAGATACAAGTGGTAGTATCGGCAACGATATGCTCATGGATTTTATGGGCGAGATTAATGGCATTATGAATCAATATAACGACTATAATATCAAAGTTTGGTGTTTTGACACCAAAGTATACAACATGGAAGAGTTTTCGGCTCACGACGGCGACATTACTGAATACGAAGCTGCCGGCGGCGGAGGCACTGACTTTGACGCTAACTGGAACTACATGAAAGAAGAAGGTATTGAGCCGAAAAAACTAATTGTGTTCACGGATGGTTATCCGTGGGGTAGTTGGGGCGACGATACATATTGTGATACTGTTTTTGTAATTCACAGTAATTATGATAAAGACTTAGAAGCACCGTTTGGTGTAACTGCACATTATGAAAAAACATAAAATCGATATAAGACCTAATCCATTAGAGCTGTTTGAAATTCGTAAAGTTGACATATTACCTTTACATTTTGAAACAACTTCTATACAGGTTGATCAATCTGTGCCGTCTCGACCGCACAGATTGATTTTATCAGATATAGAAGAATGGATAAAACAAAATACTTTTGGTCGATACTACATAAGTCCAAGTATCTCTCATAATTTCGAAATCACTGTTGGTTTAGAAAACTCAAAAGAACTAAGCTATTTTATTTTAGCTTATAAATAATTTACAATACAAAAAGGAATTTTTATGACTGAAGAAAACATTAAAGACCCTACTCCAACTTCTGAAGCTCCTAGCGAAGAAGCACAAACTGAGGCTCCGGTTGAACTTACTGTAAACGACTTGTCAGCACTTCGACAAGTTATCGATGTAGCACAAAGTCGAGGTGCTTTCAAAACAAACGAAATGGTTGCTGTGGGGTCTGTCTATAACAAACTAGATTCATTTCTCAATGCAGTAGCAGCGCAGCAACAAGCCCAACAGCCGCAGCCCGACGCAGGTGAACAAAATGCTTAAACATGTAGGCCGAATTAAGAAAAATAAAAAAAAATGTATAGTGGCATACAGATTAGTACCGGGCACTACTGACGAGGCAATCATAGTACCAACTGAAACCCTAATGGCTGAAGAACATGATACCTTAATGAAACTAGTTGAAAGTAATGCTGGTCAAACTGCTTACGAATTTGCAGAAGCAATGGCTCGGACACAATTACCCGACGGTCGAGTTATGTTAGCTGGGTTTCATACCACCGGACGTATGCTTAAAGTAAAAACATCTGATATAGAAATGACGCCGGATACGAAAACTACTATCGGATTAGACGAACTTAATGCTACTATTGCACAGCAACGGGGAGTTACAGTAGCCGATCTTGCTTTATCTGATCCGAATGCATCTAACGAGCCTAAAGCAGTTACGGAAAGTGTCGATCCTGTTGATTTGTACAATCAAACAAGTGCTAGCAATGAAGATACTGTATTAACAGATGAAATGCTCGCTGCTCAGTATCGTTCTCAAGCAGATTCTTTGTTTAAAGAAGCAAAAAAACTTAGAGAGCAAGCTAAGGAAATCACAGATAGACTTAAATCTGAAGAAGTAAGTGGTTAAGCAAAAAAAGTTTGAAGATGATACCATAAAACTATGGCCCGAAATACTTCAGGACATAGAAATTGAATCCATTCCGTCTGACTACGTTGTACAAATAAAAGTAAATTTCTCAGACGGTAGAGAATGGATTATAGATATGTCTGACAACGAAATTCCCGATGTAAACAAAGTTATAGAAGATTTACAATCCGAATACGGTAAAGTAATATCTTCTATAAACTTTAATGTAGACATAGACAAAATTAAAAAAGACATAGAAAAACGAACTACTGTGTTTTTGAAAAAACGTAAGTAAGTAGATAAATACAGTATAAGACTGTTTTCAGGAGTTTTCAATGGCTTTACAGATAAGACGTGGCACTAATGCCGAGCGTTTAACAATTACACCTGCAGAAGGTGAACTAATATACACTACTGACACTAAACAACTATATGTAGGAGACGGTTCTACTGTAGGAGGTACAAAAGCCGATACCGGAATCACAAGTATTTTAGATGATGCTACTCCGCAGTTAGGAGGTCCCTTAGACTTAAATAGTCAAAATATTACAGGTGTCGGAAATATTCAAACAAGCGGAAATATTACTACCTCTGGTATTATATCTAGTAGTTCTGCAAACTTTACTTCTATAACTTTCGGCGAAGGCGTTGGCAACTTTAGTGGTAGTGTATTTGCTGATGATAGTTCTATACTAGTCGACGGCATAAGCGGCAAAATAAATCTCTCTAACACTCCACTTACTGATTTGCAAGACGTAGCAATAACTTCACTTAATGACGGTGATGTACTACAATACAACGTAGGCACAGGACAATGGAGCGCAGGGCCTATAGGCACTACTTCTTT